TACGCATCCACTCTTTAATGTCTGTTGCATTATAGGGTGGGTCGTTGAGTTCGGCACGAACTATAAGGTGTTTGTGTTCAAGTATCTTAGACAACGCATATTATTCCTTATTTAATTGATCTCAGATGTTCTTTGAGGATGTTTGAACCGCCAATGCGGACATTGATGATACCGTTGTAGTAGTCGTCTGTTTCAAGTACTCTGCGCTCGAATTGCTCTCTTGCTTCCAAATAGCTGGCAATGCCCCTACTTGGACAGAAGTGTAAAATTTCGCGGGTGAAGTTGTTAGCGCCGAGGCGTTCGACATCGGCCTTGAGCCTATCACTCGAGCCCCAGTACTCACGCCAATCGCTTTCCTTTGTCGAGCGTCTTTTGTTCGTCTTGCCTTTGAGAGGCTGTTTTGTTACTTTGAACTTTGCGAGTTTCTTACCGACATATTTCATGCCAGTAGTGTTGTTTGTAATTAGATATACAAAAGCCTCACAGTCGACAGGGAGATCTTCGAGTACATTACCTTCAAACAACCAGCTCATTATATCTTCCTAGTTCGAAAGATATATTTATAAGTTTATTCACTCGTCATCCCAGTAATCCTCAATATCATCATCTTCTGGATCCATGTCTTCGGAACAGAAAGGACAGAAGAGTATTTTCTCGAGGTTATCAGATACTACTTTAAATTCAGAGTCACAGTTTTCGCAATAGTGCCAGTCGTTCATAGAGAGAATCCTTTGAATGTGTTTTCATCTACGTCTTTCTTCACACCACCATTTATATAACTTGTGATTTCTGTTTCCTGTGGAGCTACCTGAACATCTGCCCCCGAGATCCACTTCATTGTCCATGGAAGAGGATTAGCGCCAGGCTTACCGTTCAGCCCAATAGCACCCATACGCTTCGCAGCGATATGGTCTACGTATTGGCAAAGAAGTTCTTCGTTAAGACCAATCATGGAGCCGTTCTGGAAAAGATAACGTGCCCAACTTTTCTCTTGCTCGACCACTCGAGAAAACATACCGATACACTCATCTCGTGTTTCTTCCTGTATGCGAGCAAAGTCTTCATCCTCTTTCGGTAGAATCTTGAGGAGCTGCTGAGTCGAGGCAAGGTGAACATTCTCGTCCCGCGCGATGAGCTTGATGATCTTGGCGTTGCCCTCCATCTTCTTAACTTCGGCGAAAGCCCAGCTACACGCAAACGAGACATAGAACCTTACTCCTTCAAGAGCATTAACTGCATTGAGACATAACCATAGAGCTTTCTTGTGTTCATATTCGTTATAGAACTCACCTGGATCGAATGCGAAGTTGTTCCACTTAATAAGATCATCATAGTACTTAGAGATGTCCTCTGCACAGTCTAGGATCTCAGAAATGTCGAGCATCTCGTCAAAAACCTTCGAGGGGTCACTATACACGTTTCGTATAATATGTGTATACGAACGGGAATGAATAGTCTCAAAGAATGCCCAAGTTTGGATCCAGGTTTCCAGTTCAGGTAACGAACATATAGGGAGGAAAGCCATTGAGGGAGCTCTGCCCTGTACAGAGTCCAGAAGTATTTGCCTTTTGAGATTTGACGTAAAGATATGTTGCTCATGTTCATTCAGACCCTTAAAGTCCTTACCATCACGAGATAGATCAATCTCCTCAGGTCGCCAGAAGAATCCCAGCTGCTTATCTGTTAGTTTTTCGAAGATAGGATAGCGTTGCTTATCGTACCGAGCGATGTTCACCGACTCTCCGAAGAAGCAGGGCTGACTTGTACTTTCGAACTTATTGGTAGCAAACACGCTCATTTAATCTTTACCCTTGTTTTTATTCCCATACTACCATCTTATATCGTTCTTTTGATATACCGAAGTAATTACACTTATACTCTGATTGCTGGAAAAAGTCAAGCGAATACCACTCATCCTTTTTCTTTAGTATTTCTTTAGCAGCATCGTCCCAGTCTATTGATAGCAGAATAGGTTCTATGTTGTGCTTTACTTCGTTGATTTCGTCGTGATTGAAGCCATCGTATTCCCAATGCAATACCTCAAAGGTATTACCTTCCGAATCGTAATAGTCCATGGAAAAATCAAGGCCCCATTTGGGTTTGATATTTAGCAGTTTGTGATATGCAGGAAACGGTTTAGCCCAAGTTTTTAACTGCTTGCGAGCAGCACCGCTGTATCCCTTACGCTCGAAAAGAAGCGCGTGGTTTAGAACGGCCCCCTCGTTCTTGTGGGGCTGTTCTAACCACGTCTGTCGTATTGCCACCCTATGAGGTTTATGCTGAACAGCTGAAACATCATTCTGCTGTGCATACATTCTTTCCACAGGAGAAAGATCGTATCCACCCTGATCGAAAAGATCAGATGTGATATAGGGATACGGACTCTCCATGGCAAGAGGCATTGCCCAGTACGGATTGCTATCGAACTTACTTTCTTTGAGAATAAGATCTTTCAAGTTAATTAGCTCTCTTCAATGAACTCAATTTGATGATAGGCCACAACACGACTAGTTTGCACACCTTCGTACTCGACGACAAGTTCTGTAGCAGTAATACCCTCCCGTCTGTGTAGGGATATGAGACGATACTTCTTTCCAGCATCCTCCCATCTGTCTGTATTCAGTGTAACGCAATCCATGATATATCCTCTATTAGCGACCCTGTCCGCGATACGCCTTGAAGTTTCTCTTCTTGTGTTTATTCATCGAAGATAGCTTCGGACGTTTAGTGTCCTGAGAAGTTCCTGTTACAATTTTAGTATGAAGTTGTTTTGCTGAAATCGACTTTGCCATCGAATACTCCTGTTAGATTTTACAAGAGTCAAGGACCTACATACCAATAGTAATCACGATAAGGTTTACCCGCTCTTCTATTATTATGTACGCTGGCATGATTAGCTTTATGTGCTTCTTCCGCCTCTTTCAATGAACTATATATTAATTCTTCGCCCGTGGTCATATGAACAAGTCTGGTAATAGTACGACGAGCCTTACCATCTTTGTTGGGGTTGTTATCTCCCCTAGCACGCTCGCTGATCAGCTTTTTGGTTTGTTCGCTGTGTTTATAACCTCTGTTTGGAGAACCATGTTTTCTATTGTATTCTCGGCGTGCATCCCCATTCTTGTTAGGGTTGTTATTAACCATCGAATCTGATAGACGTCTTCTTATCCACCCGTAGAGTTTATTCGTTGTACGGTTCACACACATCATATTAGCAGCATGTGCCAAACGATAATTATCGGGGTACATTTTTACAAGCAGCTGATGGGCAACATAGTGTTCTTCGGGCGTTAAAATAACTAGATTATCTTCGCTATCATCCCCACCCATACACCTTGGTAGAACGTGATGCTCCTCACCATATTCGCGAAGAACTCTGCCACGCGCTCTTTCGACGAGAAGTGTGTAGTGTTTAAAATAGTCCATATATGGACTATTTATAGATCTTACAGTTTAGATCATACAGCTATCGCACGACTCATCATCTAGTTGCCCTTGTGCTAGTGGTTTTGGTTCTTCAATCTCACCAGCACCGTCAAAGGTGTTGAAATAGTACAGAGTCTTACCGCCGTACTTATAGTGCATAAGAATGTGTTTAATCATCTCAGACATCGGAATCTTCTCATCCTCATAGTGACGGGGATTATAAGAAGTATTAACCGAGATTGCCTGATCGATAAACTTCTGTAGTACTGCCATGATCTTCAGATAACCTTCTGGAGACTTCTGATCCCATAACAGCTCGTATTTATTCTTTAGCTTATGTATACCAGGAACAACCTGCTTAAGCACACCGTCCTTCGATTGCTTAATCGAAACCAGAGCACGTGGTGGCTCAATACCATTAGTTGAGTTAGAGATCTGAGCAGACGTCTCCGCTGGCATCAGAGCCATCAGAGTCGAGTTACGAATGCCTTTCTCGGCTGCTCGTTCACGAAGATCATTCCAATCCATTCTGTATTCTGGATTTACAAGCTCATCAACTTCTTTCTTGTATGTGTCGATGGGCATTAGACCTTCGCTGTACTTAGTCTCATACCATCTATCACATTGTCCCACTTCTTCTGCAAGGTCGACCGAGGCTTTAATAAGGTAATAGCTCCATGCTTCAGCATACTCATGAACAAGCTCAAGGTTAGGATTAGAATAATTGGTATCGTTGCGAGCTAACCAATAGGCAAAATTGATAATGCCAATACCAAGAGGCCGCCGATTCCGAGTACCAATAGCAGCGGCTCTAACAGGATAGTCTTGATAATCCAAGAGGGCATCCAGGGCGCGTACTGCAAGGGTGCATGGCTTTTCGAAATCTGCTGGCTTTTTAATCTTGCCCCAGTTGATTGCAGCAAGAGTGCAAAGACTAATTTCGCCGTCTTCATCATTAATGTCCTTCAAAGGTGTAGTTGGCAGCGTAATCTCACAGCACAGGTTAGACATCTTGATTGGTGCTGCCTTTGTGAACGAACCATGCTCGTTGGCATGGTCTACATTCATCAAATAGATTCTTCCAGTGTCCTTTCGTTCTTGAACAAAGGTTGAGAAGAGATCGATTGCAGGAATAGTCTTTTTTCTGATCTTTGTTGAACGCTCGTACTTTTCGTAAAGCGCGCGGAACGTATCAACGTCTGAAAAGAACGCTTGGTAGAGATCTGGGCAATCATGAGGTGAGAAGAGAGTGATATTACCTCCGGAAAGAAGTCTCTCATACATCACCTTGTTGAATTGTACACCATAGTCAAGATGACGAATACGATTGTCTTCTGTGCCCTTGTTGTTCTTGAGGACTAGAATGTCCTCGACTTCGAGGTGCCAGATGGGGTAGTAAAGCGTTGCAGCTCCTCCTCGAACGCCCCCTTGGGAGCACGATTTAACAGCAGTCTGAAAATGTTTATAAAAAGGTATAACTCCAGTATGAGAAGCATCACCATTGCGAATGGGACTGCCAATAGCCCTAATAGAACCACCACCAATACCGATTCCAGCTTTCTGACTAACGTACTTGATAATAGCGGAAGCAGTAGCGTTGATTGAATCCAGTGAGTCGTCGGTTTCAATGAGGACACAAGAGCTGAACTGACGCTGAGGAGACCGTACGCCAGCCATAATAGGGGTGGGAAGAGAAATATCAAAAGTAGATAGAGCATCATAAAGTTCCTTGACCCACGCGAGTCGGTCTGTTGTATAGTTTTGGAAAAGAGTCATGGCGATCAGCATGAAAGCCATCTGAGGTGTTTCGTAGTACTTACCGGTAACACGATTCTTGATTAGATACTTACCACGGAATTGCTCCATTGCAGCATAGGTAAGTAGGTCATCACGAGTATGATCAATGTACTTGTTGAGATCTTGCCATTCTTCTGGAGAATATGCATCATAGATTCCCCAGTCATAGTAACCAGCTGTTGCTACTTCAAAGTAGTGTGTAAGTAAAGCAGTAGGCTCGTACTGGCCATATACTTCCTTGCGGAGGTGATAGTTGATTAGACGACCAGCAACATATTGGTAGTTGGGAGCTTCTTCAGAGATAAGGTCTGCTGCAGCCTTGATCAGAGTTTCCTGAATGTCGGTAGACTTAATACCATTATAAAACTGAATATGTGTCTTCATCTCTAATAGAGACGAGGATACACCAGAAAGGCCTTCGCAGGCAAAGGTTGCAACGCGATGAAACTTATTAAGATTTAAATCTTCTTTGTGTCCATCACGCTTGGTTACTTGGATCATAGTCGCTGATTACCTTTGTAAAAATTTTGGATGTGCTCGCTGTAAATTGCACCCTCTTTAGTTATAGTCTCGTTATAGTCCATTTCCTTCATAATATCAACGCATGTTTGTGCATTTGGAGAATAATAAAGGCAATTGGTGATTAAGTAGTTATCCTTGCCAATATGCCTCATTGTTTCAAATGCCCAATCATCCCCATAATATAACTTCATCTCTTCGGGAATGGGAATCCAGTTTTCTCTTCTCACAAAGAACAAAGTACCCAGACCGAACCGCATACCAGCACTCGAGCTATTCCATTCCTCACGCCAGGCGACCAGATCTATAGCTCCGTTAGTGAGTAGTATCTGATTGAAGTTGGGGTCCCCTGGATGTATACCAGCAAGCCCAAAATTATGTTTGTTGTGCGTCATGAATTCATCCATCAGGAGGAACAACTTGAAGTCAACCATAACATCATCATTGATAATACACACATTGGAGTTCAAAGCTAATTCGATACCCTTATTCCACGAAGGGTTTACAAAGATGTTCTGACCAGGATCCTGCCATACCACCTTGTCAGTGATCCTAAGTTCTTTCCAAGGGGTGCGATCTCTGTCGTTATTGATTAAAATAATTTCATCAATAACTTCTAGTTTACATAGATTGTTCAAGAACGATACGAAAGGACGGTATCTCCACATTGTAGGGATGACTACTGAGAGCATTATTTCTTTCCTAACTGTAGCTTTATATATCTGTGCTCACGGCAGCTTACTTACAAAGTCATCCCAAGCCTCGATACCATCAAGGGCCTTAACTACATCAGGGAAGTGCTGACCGATAATCCACAAGCATTGTTGTGCAATTGCACGGTGTTCTTTCTGAGTTGCCTTATCCATACGAAGCAGGCAGTAGTGGATCCATGAACGAAGTGAGCCGGCCATGATAATAACACTCTCGGTATTGCCTTCTGGTAGTACAGCACGAGCTTGTTCCTTGGCGATTCCGTTTTCTGTAGCCCACTGATGCGCTGCCTTAGCTGCATCCATAACAGCCAACTGACGCCTATTCCACTCTTCTTGGAGACGTCGATCTTCTGTCTCCACGGAGTTCTGACGATTCTTACGGTCTTGGAGCCTGGCTTCTCGAGTAACAAAGCCAAGATCCTTCGTTGGATCGGCGTAACGCTGAGAGTATTCTTGGAATGAGAAAGAACGATGTCTAAGAATTTGTCGAGCGATATCTCGCGTGGTTTTAATTTCCATTGAGACATGGACCATCTCCAAAGGTGACCAGTGGTTGTTCTGAATCAGATACTGTACGAGCTTGGATGCTGTTTGTGTGTTATTTTGGTTAGAGGGGTTAGATACCCTTGCTGTCCATGCTACTAGCTCGTTGGCAGTAGTACATCCTGTATACGCGCTTGGCTTTGTAATACCAATCAAATTCACATCACTCACAACACACATGCTCCAATGCTTCTAGCTTGTCCTTGTACTCAGCAATCTGAGCAAGCTCATGTTCAACTGCAGTCATAAAGTCAGTATGATCGTGAATAGCCATAGGGTTATTAATCATAATCTTGACGTTCATTGCATGCTTCTCAATACCCGCTTTGAAGCTCAAACGGAGAGCGTTAAAAATATCTTCTTTCATTAGCTGTTCACCTCAAATGTTTTGTTCTTCATAAACCTAGCAATGTTTACGTAACCATTGGCCTTTAGTTCGTTGATTCTTGCAAGAGCATCGTAGTACTCGACATACTGTCCGTCATTGTACCACCAGAAGTAGTCCCATGGCGCCCACAAGCGGGGCTGACGTTGATACTCAACAAGCCATTGGCTGCTAACTCGAAAAATCCGTAGCTTCTTTATTACGATGCAATTGTATTCTATACCGAATTCGTTGTCGACTGTCTCTGTCATTTTTCAACCCTTCCTAGCCTGTGGAGAAGATTAGAGATTGCAGATGTTTCTGCTTCCGTGATCTGTCCATTGTGTTGAGCATAGAACAAAAGCGCATTTTTAATCAACGGATAATCCGTCTGCGCGAACACAGCCTTAGAACGTTCCAAGGCCTTGCCATAACTCACTGCATGTGCAATATCTTCATCAATCATATCTTCTTCCATTGCGATAATCTTAGTGTTGCTGATAGACCCGTAAACGTATTGTCGTTGATCATGTTACGAATGGTTCGGGGCGTATAGCCAACTAGTATCATAT